ATCCCGCAACCCCGCGCATAACAAACTGGCGTTGCAGGTGCTTGACCCGAAGATACTGACTGAGCATACAGACATCACCAGCGACGGCAAGACGCTGCACGTGCTTATCGAGAAGGCAAGTGAATCAGTCAATAAAGGTTAATGATATTTATGAGCCATATCTTGCCGAGTACGCACGGACACAGATATTCTACGGCGGTTCATCCAGTGGCAAGTCCTGGTTTCTGTCTCAGCGGTGTGTGTTAGATGTTTTGGCGGGCGGTAGGAATTATCTTGTATGCAGGCAGACAGCCCGTACAATTCGTGGCAGTGTTTACCAACAGATAGAACGTGTCATCCGTGAGGCTGGATTGCTTGATTACTTTACGCTGAATAAGAGTGACGCGGTAATTACCTGTGCAAACGGGTATCAGATATTATTTGCAGGGCTGGACGATGTGGAGAAGATAAAGTCATTAGTGCCTGCCAATGGAGTGATAACGGACATCTGGATTGAAGAGGCTACAGAGACAGAGCGCGGCGATGTGAAGGACTTATACAAACGGCAGCGCGGTGGCGATGAAGCCACAGCCAAGCGCATGATACTGTCATTCAATCCGATCCTGCAAAGCCACTGGATATATAAGGAGTTCTTTGAAAGCGTAGCATGGAGCGATAACCAGCGCACGCACAACAGCCAGGAGTTATCCATACTTAAGACAGTGTATACGGATAATTACTTCCTGACCACCCAGGACACGCACGATTTGGAGAACGAGAGCGATAAGTACAGGTATAATGTTTACACATTGGGTAACTGGGGCATTCTTGGTCACGTTATCTTTACAAATTGGAAGGTGCAGGACTTGTCAGACATGACGGCGCAGTTTACCAACCACCGCAACGGGCTGGACTTCGGCTTCAGCGTTGACCCCTCCGCGCTATGGGTGGCACATTACGACAAGGCCAATAAGCGTATCTATGTTTATGACGAGCTGTATCAGAAGGGCTTGACGAATGACCTGCTGGCCGAGGAAGTAAAGAAGATTATTGGCACTGATTATGTCACCTGCGACAGCGCAGAGCCTAAGAGTATCGCGGAGCTAAAGAAGTATGGTGTATATGCCACAGGCGCGAACAAAGGCAAGGATAGTGTTTTATTCGGTTATCAATGGTTACAGCAGCAGGAAATCATCATAGACAAGAAGTGCATTAATGCTAAAATGGAAATCAGCACGGCGCACTGGCTGGAAGATGCGGGCGGCAATGCACTGCCAAAGCCAAGCGGCGTGAACGATCATCTTATTGCGGCGGGGCGTTATGCACACGAACCCGATATGGACGGGATGGACAGTACCAAACTAGTGGATTATGTATGAGGCGCAAATGATTAAAAACTTTATCAGTACATGGTTATCAAAGCAGGGATTTGTCAAGGCGGATAAACTGCCCCCGTGGTTTTTGGATACGTCGGAGGCAGAAGGATGGGCGATGCCTGATCCAGCCGCGCATAACAGCCAGGCTAAACTATATGCAACATTAAGTTATATCGGTACGGTTGTGGATATTATCGCCGACGCCTGCATTGACGCAGACTTTGACATTGTGGATAAGGATGACAAGGAGGATGAAAAGCATCCGTTAGCCATGTTGCTTGAACATCCGAACCAATACGACAGCCGCACTGAGTTCCTCCGTGCGCATTTTGCATGGCGTAAGATTGCGGGCAATAGTTATTGGTATTTGAACAGGGCAAACGAAAACGCAGCGCCAGATGATATATGGTTACTGCCGCCGAATATGATAAGCCCGGTGCCTGACGGCAAGATGGGATTGCGTGGTTATAAATATAATCCCGGTAACGGTAAAGAGATTGCGTTGGAGCCTTACGAAGTATTACACTTTAAGTCATTCAATCCGTCCAGCCGATACGTTGGACTGAGTGCTATTCAGTCATTGGCTGTTATTGGATTTGGCGCAGTTGAAGCGCAGGCGTGGAATACCAGATTATTTGCGGACAACAATGCCCGCCTGCCTGGCATCCTTGCGTTTTCTGAAATGGTACAGGACGCGGATTGGCAGCGCATGAAGAACGAAGTGACAGAAGCCAGCAAGAAGCGCAACAACATGATGTTACGCGGCGTTGGCAAGGGCGGCGTAGAATGGATGCAAAGCGCAGCCACTCAAAAAGAAATGGAGTTCTTATCTGGTCTGGATATGAATAAAAAAGATATATATGAACGGCTGGCGCCGGGCTTGTATTCGATGCTTGACAATAACAGCCTGGCTAATGGTGCGACTGGTGCGACGGCATTTGCGCGTTATACGTTGCAGCCGATATTGCGTGAGTTGACCGACAAGCTAAACAGTGAACTGGTTGGCGTGTATGGCGAGGGGTATCATTGTGAATACGAAGATGTTGTGCCAGAAGATAAGGCATTGAAGATGGCGGAGATAACACAATTCGCGCAGTTTCACACGGTGGATGAAGTGCGCGTTGAGATGTTTGGCAATGAGCCAGACGAGAACCCTGAACGCGGCGCATTGTTTGTGGCACAGGTTACAGCGACAACTGGCACGCCAGAACCAGAACAGCCAGAGCCGCAACCATTTGTAATGCCAATGCAACAAGAGGAGCCAGTTGTTGAGGATGTGGAGGAAATACCAGAACCCGCTCCTGTTGAAGATATGGAAATGAAAGCGGACTTGAACAGATGGAGGCGTAAGGCAACAAAGAACATCGGCAACATTGAAAAGATGCAGGCGTTTACCAGTGACTATATCCCCGCCGAAATGGCGGTAGCGATTAAGGACAGTCTAGCTAGTTGCAGGACGGAGGCGGATATTGTGCGGGCGTTCGTTGTGGACGTGAAGCCGGTGGATAGTATCAAGGCATTAGCTAAAAGTATCGACAACGCGGTGGCGAAGTATGTCCCTGCTTGACATTGCCCGCGCTGCGATAAAGGCTGTTCCGCAGGTACGCAAGTATCTTACGCCACGGACGCGCGTCGCTCTAAAGGTTGGCGAAACTGGCGATTATGACGGCTATCTTATTGACATAGAGAAGCTGGTGCAGCAACTTTACGACAGCAAGATTGGCGCGGACTTTGAAGATAAACTAAAAGAGCTGATAAAAAAGAAACTAAGCGAAGCATATAATGGTGCGTGGTATGACTTGATGGATACGGAAGATATACCTGCTTATTTGGATGCTGAGTTACAGGCAGCGATTGAAGAGCAATACACATTCGTCAATCAGTATTATGAGGACATTATAAGAGACAGGGGATTGGCTATTGGAGTAACCGCCCTATTAGCCCGTGCTGCGTTATGGGCCAATAAAGTTCCAGAGAGTTACAACAACGCGGTAATGTTGATAGCGGCTGAAGAGGGCGCAAAGCCGAATACACCGATTGGTGAGAATCTAATATGGATGGAAGGCGATACAGAAAAGAAGTGCAGCACCTGCCTGGCGTTGGATGGGCTTATCGCCTCTGCCCGTGACTGGATGGAAAGTGGGCTGCATCCACAAATGGCCCCGAATGAATACCTGGAATGCGGCGGTTGGAAATGTCAATGTCGATTATTACCGACATTGGAAACGGCGGACGCGAACGCGGCTGAGCGATTATCACAGATAGCGGCGGGCAGATGAAGATTAGATTTGATATAAAGGGCGTTGAGCAGGTAAGAACATACCTGCTCAATGTGGCAGCGTATGTTCCGCATGTCGCTATTAATGCAATCGCTGAATTTCTTAGACTGAAGCTGGCGATACCGCACCCGTATAAATACGCCTCGCGTGCGCGTGCGTATGGCAGCACGGGCGCGAAGTTTGCAAATGGCAGTCCTGTCCCTGATGGATACTTTAGCGCAAAGCAGTTTTTTTACGTTATGGCAAAGATAGCGGACGGGACGATCACGCCTGGCACAGAGAACAGAACAGGCAAGAGTTCTAAAGCATGGACGTATGAGCCGATAAAAGCGGGACAAACAAAAGGCTATATTCTTAATCCGTCACCGGGCGCGTATTACACCATGAGCGACACGGGACAGGCAAGACAGCCTGCAAATGTTGGATGGCTAAAATCTTCGATGGTTATTGCAGCGAACATAAAAGGCGCGTTCGATGCCGCCATTGCCGCAGTCAAGACATACTTGCAAAATAAAAAATAGTGTATAATGTGGTCAATCTAGTTTACTTGTCAGTTAGTGAGGCGGCGGCGAGCCGATAAGCGAAAGGCAATGTAGGCAAAGCGCAAACAGGCTTATTAGCGGCGCGGTTATATCTTTAATTAGATATAACCGCGCCGTATTTGTTAAGAGGTGACAATGCCAAATATAAATGAGTACACAGATCAAACGGAATGGATGGGCGTATGCGTGCCAAAGCGAGTGGACGAGGGCGACGATAATGACCAGGCCGTCGCTGCTTGCATGGGGATGTGGGAACATAGGAATGATGCGAAGAGTGTCAAGGCAGGTAATGATTGGACGCTGGAAGTCTTAGGCGTTCCGTTCGGTTCGCCGTCCGATAAAGACAGCGACGGGCAATACTTTGACGCCAACACCAACACGCATCAGGAACAATATCCAACCGTACCAGCCGTATATTTTCACGGACGCGATCCTGACGGCAAGCCTATCAATCCTGAATACATTGGCAAGGCAACGCCATTACGCACAGACGAGCGCGGCGCATGGTATCAAGTGGCGTTGGATAAGACAAAGGAACTTGCCCAGCGTGTATGGCAGGCGGCCAAGGATGGGATAGCCCGCGCAAGTTCAGGCAGCGCCCCGCATCTGGTACGCACAGACGGCGACAGAATAACGGAATGGCCTGTTATTGAATTATCAGTTTTTGACATGGGCGAAGGGCGGCAGCCAAGCAATAGATACGCGGTTGCCATGCCCATGATGAAAGCGATGTATAAACAGGCAGGAATTGATTTACCCAGTGAGATTCAGCCAGAGGCGTCGGAAAGCGCGGCTGATAACGCAACACAATCTAACATAGGAGTAATTGAAATGGACGAAAAAGAAGTAAAGGAACAAATTGCATTAGCCCTAAAGGCGCAACGGGAAGCCGACGCCCAGGCACTCGAAGCCGCCAAATTACGACAGGCGGAGATTGACGCGGAAGTTGCAAAACAACTTGAAGCCGTGAAAGCGGAAGCCGCAAAAGGACGCGGACTGATTCCTTACAATGAGACTCCTTACGTCACCCAGTTCAATGACAGTAAGTATGATGAACTGAGCGCGGGAGAGTTATCACTTGGTATGGAAGTTCTGAAAGCCCGCAATCAACGTGTCCCTGAGCGGATGGTCAAATCGCTGGCGCTGAAAATCCTCGATGAAAAACCGCAGGATGAAAAGCACGAAAAAGATTTACGCTACGTAAAGTCATCCATGCCCGCACAGATGCGCGATGAAAAGAACTTGAAGGCAGACGTCATCATGGGAACGCTTGACACTGCCAACGGTTTGGAATGGGTCGGCACTGCTTACGCATCCGAACTGTGGCGCGTGATCCGTAATATCAGCGGACTGGTTGGCAAGATACCTTCACAGGTTATTCCCGATGGTAATAGCAGCGTCTGGATTCCAGTTGAGTCGACTGACCCGACCTGGTACTTAGTGGCAGAGGCTACCGCTGTAACGTCAAGCACCATCCCCACCGCTACCGTTGACAGTTCATTGCTAACGACAGCACAAAAGCAACTCACTGTTGCAAAAGTCGGCTCCCGCGTTATTTACAGCGGCGAGTTGACCGAGGACAGCATTGTCCAGTTTGCTCCGCAACTGCGCGAGCAGATGCAAATCAGCGGACAGGAAATGTTGGAAGATGTAATCCTGAACGGTGATACCACCCTGACCACCAACATCAACTACTCAGGCAATCCCGCTGATACATTCCCGACAATGGCGCTTGACGGTTTCCGTCATCTTGCCCTTGTAACCAATACAGCCAACAAACGCGCTGGTGGTTCGTTGTCAATCGAAGATTACATCGAAACATTGAAGCTCATGGGAACGGCTGGAATTGGTGCGAGCGACTTCACCAAAGTCAGTTTCATCGTTGACCCGAACGTACACTGGGCGAACATGAAACTCAGCGAAGTTCTGACCAAAGATGTTTACAACGGCGCGACTTTCGAGAATGGTTTCTTGACCCGCGCTTTCGGCGTCGAGATCCTCCCCTCGTGGCAAATGCAGAAGGCAAGCGCCAAGCGCA